ATTGAAGAAAAATATTATTGTTCACCAGCGAGAGGATAAACCCGGTAGACAAATTGCAGGAGCGTATGTACAGGAACCAATTCCTGGAAAGTATAATTGGGTAGTATCATTTGATGCAACAAGTCTGTATCCTAGTATTATCATGCAGTATAATATGTCGCCAGAAACACTTGTTAATAATCCGAAACACTTTGATATACAAATTAAAGATCTTCTTAAAGGAGATGATGACTTATCAGATTTACAAGAATCAGATTATTGTATGGCATCTAATGGTAGATGTTTTACAAGAGATAAACAAGGCATCTTCCCTGAGATTGTACAAAAGCTATTTAATGATAGGAAACAGTATAAGAAGCTGATGCTTGATGCAGAAGCCGAATATGAGAAAACAAAGAATCCTATTTGGAAAAAAGAGATATCTAAGTATAACAATTTTCAGATGGCTCGAAAGATTCAGATGAATTCGTTATTCGGTGCCTGGGCTAATGAGTATTTTAGATTTTACGATTCTAATATTGCTGAAGGTATCACTTTAACGGGTCAGTATATTATTCAGAAAGTAGGCAGAGACCTCGACGCATACTTAAATAAGGTTTGTGGAACAAAGGATCATAGCTATTCCTTTTATTCTGATACTGATTCTTGTTATGTTACCTTCGCTCCTCTTGTAGAAAAGTTCTATAAAGGAAAAGATCCAGAAAAGATTGTAGACATTCTCGATGAAATTTGTGAGGGTAAGATTCAGGAAATTTTAAATAAGAGTTGTAATCAAATTGCAGATTATACTAATGCTTTTGATAAGAAGATTTATTTTAAACGAGAAGCAATCGCAGAAACAGGTGTATGGGTTGCTAAGAAACGATATGCTTTAAATGTCTACAATAACGAAGGGGTTAAATATTCAGAACCTAAGTTAAAGGTTATGGGATTAGAAATTGTCAGATCATCTACACCCGAACCAATTAGAGATGGATTACGTAAAGCAGTTAAACTTGCACTTACATCTGATGAGCAAACACTACAAGACTATATACGAGTGTTTGAATCGGAATATAGAAAGATGAAACCTGAATTGATTTCTTTTCCTCGAGGAGTCAATGGAATAGGTAAATATACAGATAGAGCAGCCATATATAAACAGGCTACACCGATGCATGTCAGAGGTGCACTATTATATAATTTTTACTTGGACAAATATGATTTGGGTAAAAAATATGAAAAGATTAAAGAAGGCGATAAGATTAAGTTCATATATCTAAAGGAACCTAATACTATCGGTGAAAATTGTATAGCTTTCAATACTATTATACCGCCTGAATTTGATCTGCTAAAATTTGCAGATTATGATACTATGTTCGAGAAGTCATTCTTGGAACCAATGAATACGATATTAAACGGAATAGGATGGTCGGCTAAACCTCAAGCAACACTAGAAGGATTATTCGGATGAAAAAATTATTAGTAACATTATTTGTAGCATTAGTTGCTACAGGATCTCAAGCATGGGATCAACGCCAGCCATTACCACCAGAACAATGTAAGGTACATAGCCCATTCGGTTTTGCCGATAGTGCTAAAAAGTATACCCCTATTTGCCGTCAAGCATATTTTGTAGCATATGATGCACCTGCAAAGATTCCGGCATATGTAGCATATACATTAGAACCAAAGAATGCACTTGGTTGTGTTGCAAGAACAAATGCCTTTGCCGCAGATCAATCTGTTAAAGGCGGACCTGTTCCGGGCGATTATGCAGGTACAGGATATGACAAAGGTCACGTATCGCCCGACGGAGACTTAAGCTGGGATCAGCAAGTTGAATATGAATCATTCTTGATGACAAATATGGTTCCTCAAGCAGGTTCATTAAACAGAGGTATTTGGAAATTATTGGAAACATCTGTGCGCGCATGGACAGTTCAATTAGATTCGCCTTTTACAATTTACGGTGGCGGTATCTATAACGACACAGATAAAAAAATTGGTTCGGGTGTTATTGTTCCTCACGCATTTTATAAGATTGTAATCAATCGCAAAACAAATGAATATGCTGCTTGGATGTTTCCGCATACCGCACCATATCCTAATCTAGGAAACGATTTGACAAAATACAGAGTACAACTTACAGCTGTAGTTAAAGAAGCAAAGATTGCTTTTGGTGTTCCACCGAACGGCAAAGAGATACAACCAGGTAAAGAGTGGCCTGTTGATTTTGGTAAACTAACCAAAGATAAAAGAGCAAAATGCGGAGCATCGGCGGCAGATTGATCTTTTCACTTGACAAACACAGCATTATACATTATAATATACTATATACATAAGGAGATACTATGTCATTACTTGATAAATTGAAGAAAAATTCGACGATCAAAGAAACGGAAGTTTTAAATAAATCCAAGTTCTTTCAAAAGAAAGATATGATTCAAACATCTGTTCCTATGATCAATGTGGCGTTGTCAGGAAGTTTAGAAGGTGGCTTGACCCCAGGCTTAACAGTTTTTGCTGGACCTTCTAAACACTTCAAGACAGCCTTTTCACTATTACTTGCGAAAGCTTATTTGGAAAAATATGAAGATGCTATTTTATTATTTTATGATTCTGAGTTCGGTAGTCCTCAGTCTTATTTCGATAGTTTCGGGATTGACACAAGCAGGGTATTACATACCCCTATAACAGATATTGAGCAATTAAAGTTTGATATCATGAGTCAGATTAACAATGTCGAGCGTGGCGATCATGTTCTTATTTGTATTGACTCTGTAGGCAATCTTGCATCTAAGAAAGAAGTTGATGATGCACTTGAAGGTAAGTCTGTTGCAGATATGACCCGTGCTAAACAGATGAAGTCGTTATTTAGAATGGTCACACCTCATTTGACTATTAAAGATATTCCAATGGTTGTTGTTAATCATACCTATTCAGAAATCGGTTTATATCCTAAACAGATTGTATCTGGCGGAACAGGCATTTATTATTCTGCAGATAACATCTTTATTATCGGTCGCCAACAAGAAAAAGATGGTACGGATGTTGTAGGTTATAACTTTATTGTGAATGTAGAGAAGTCTAGATTCGTAAGAGAAAAATCTAAGATCCCAATCGAAGTAACATTCGAAGGTGGTATTAGTACTTGGTCTGGTCTATTGGATGTAGCAATTGACGGTAAGTTTGTTGTTAAGCCATCTAATGGTTGGTATTCTAAAGTAGATATGAAAACCGGCGAAGTAGAAGATAAAAAGTATCGTGTCAAAGATACATATACAAAAGAATTCTGGATGTCTATTCTTCAGTCGAAAGCATTCCGGGATTATATTGAGGGTCGCTATAAAATGGCATCCATTGACATGGTTGGCGTAGAAATGGCAAATATAGATATAAGCGAGGAGTTCGAGCATGCAAGTGAAGTATGAACCATGGGTTCTAAAAACAGAAGAAAGTGAAGTATGGGGTGTAAAAATTCTAGATGGCGAATTTGCAGGTTGCGCATTTGCTATTAATGAACTGGATGAAAAAGAAGGTTCAAAGGAATTGATGTTAGACTATAATGTAGTTTCACCCCCAGAAGGTAAATCTGTTGAAGATGCTAGCGGGCCTAATTTTGACGCAGCACTAAATTTTATTATTCAAGACATTTTACAAAAGGCAATTGATGTATACGAAAATCGAGAAGGTAATCCTACAGAACCTAGCGAATGACGATGTGTTTATGAGAAAAGTGATCCCGTTCTTAAAGCGGGATTACTTTATTGACAACAACGAAAAGATAGTTTATGATAAGATTAAGAATTTTATAGATGAGTATAATGTAATACCTACAAAGGATGCGTTGGTTATTGCATCTCAAAATGATAAAAGCTTAAACGAAGATCAGTATAAGGAAGTTGTAGAACTTATACATGAGCTTGAACCTACAGACCATAATAAAGATTGGCTGTATAAAGAAACAGAAAAGTTCTGTAAAGACAAAGCAATCTACAATGCTATTCTACAATCTATTTCTATCATAGATGGCAGAGACACAGCAAGGTCTGAAGATGGTATTCCTCAGCTTTTGCAGGATGCGCTAGGAGTGTGCTTCGACAATAATGTCGGACATGATTATATCGAAAGCGCAGATAAACGATATGAATTCTATCACCGTGTAGAATCAAGAGTCCCGTTTGACTTAGAATACTTTAACAAAATTACCAATGGTGGAATGCCTAATAAGACATTGAATGTTTGTTTGGCAGGAACAGGTGTTGGTAAGTCTTTGTTTATGTGTCACGTGGCAGCTTCAGTATTAGCACAGGGTAAGAATGTTTTGTATATTACTTTGGAGATGGCTGAAGAAAGAATTGCGGAACGTATTGATGCTAATTTAATGAACATCACTATGGATCAGCTGAAAGATCTTCCTAAAACTATTTTCGATAATCGTATTGAGAAGATTCGTGCAAAGACTGAAGGAACTTTAATCATTAAAGAATACCCTACTACTGGCGCACATACAGGACACTTTAAAGCATTATTAAATGAGTTACAACTAAAGAGACAATTTAAACCCGATCTTATTGTAATTGATTATTTGAATATTTGTGCATCATCTAGATTTAAAGGTGGCGCTAATATTAATTCTTATACTTTGATTAAGTCTATTGCTGAGGAACTTAGGGGTATGGCAGTGGAAGAAAATGTTCCTATTCTATCTGCCACACAAACTACAAGGGGCGGCTATGGTAACACAGATGTGGAACTAACAGATACTTCCGAATCGTTTGGTTTGCCTGCGACCGTAGACTTTATGTTTGCTTTGATATCCACAGAGGATATGG